TTTTTTACTACTATAATCTACGAGCGAATAATTCTATATGCTCTTCACAGATTACACCGCATCAAGTTTGGTGTGTAATATTCTTAGGTCATGTAACCTAAATCAACGCCCCCCTTTGCCCACATTTGCCAAGATATTGGGCCGTGAGGAGGTCTATGTGCATCTCTATCAAATATATTTCTTTTCAACAATTCACGTCTGCTAGGAAATGTATACGGCTGGCCTGACATACCAATTTTATATAAATATTTTTTGTCTTCCGCTATCCATTCTTGTAATCTCTTAGCCAATTCATCAGGAGAAAATAATGTTAAAGCCTTTATATAAGTCTTCTCATAACCAAATTTCATTGCATAATAGGCTTGAGGTTCCACACCTAAAGTATCATAAACAAGTCCCACATACCTAGGCAATTGCTTATAAAATGGATCAGAATTATCTTTGGGTATAGCCATTCTCCATTTATATTGCTCAAACGGTCTCCACGGTACTACTATAGCAATGTTTTTCTCAATTAAATTCAAATTAAAATTAGAAGCCAAAATAAATCTCCTCTTCAAATAAACCGGTCCTTTATAGACATAACCAACAACTAACGAATTACGAACTCTCAAATAGGTAATTAAGGAAAAATATTTATTTTTAGATTTAAACTTCAACCTAAAAACATTTTCACAAAAAATACAAAATTGGTCTACTCCTATTAAATCATCCATATCCCTAGGATAACCATACAAGCTATCATCTCCTGTAATCAATGCAACCAATTTCCTAAGACAAAGCATTTGCCAAATTTTCTTACGATCTTCAACTACAGATGTTCTCATTGTATAAAATATAAACGTCAAATACATTAACACCCCCACAATCCATGAGTCACCATGACTAGTTTCAAGACTACCCGAAGGCATTACTCCTATCAACATTATAAAATCTTTAAGCCACGTTACTACTTTTCCAGCCAATTGTTCAGCACATCCTTCTAATAGATACATATATATTCTATACGCATGACTTCTCATATCTTTAATGTACCACAACTGACCTGCCAACATATACAACATTAACATAACTGCGGAAATATTCAAATCTAAAGTCTCTATATCAAAATCCGCACACATCATATCACCATGTTCTTTAAATTTATATGTCTTATTTATCCAACTAGCATCATTTATTCCTGTTTCTATCTCAACATATTTATCCATACTATCTCCCATAAGCTGTAAAAACTTACAATACCCACCTCCATCTATCCATTTTGAACCTATGTCTATATGTATTGTGTTATTACGAGCTAATATAGAAGATATTATACCATGCGTATGAATCTGAAAACAATCAGGTGCATAAGTACGTTCTTGATGACGACACTTAAACAAAATATGCAAAGCCGAATCCGCACTCATAAAAAACAAACGAGCCTTTGTACCTATCTTTTCCAAAGTCTCAGCACTCAAATCACCTTCATCAATTCCTGACAATCTTTGAAATTTCAGGGCTAACTGTGTAACATGTCTCTTCAACTCTGATTTATTAATTGGTATCTCACCATCTTTAGTTTTCTCTGCTGCTAAATCTAGTGCCGCCAAAACCTCTGCATGAATAACGTGCCCTATCTGCTTCTTAGTTGGTCTCTGAGTAAATTTTACAGGTACATCATCTACCGTACGATTAAAAAACGTCTCATACTTACGCAATGAAGCTTTCGCAGGACCTGGTTTCCAACAATCAAAATCATCTTTAGTTATAGTAAAAGGTACTTTTATCAATTCCACACAATAAGTATAATAAAATTTCATAGCACACAATGTATCATTAAAATTATAACCTGA